CTGCAATCACAGGTGCAACTTTTACTTTTAATGGAACAACAACTGTAACTTTAACCACATCAGCGGACCACGGAATCGCTGTTGGAGATATAATAAGATTAAGTGCAACAACTTTACCAGGTGGTACAACAGGTGTAACTACAGCAACTTTTGATGATACAAACTTTCAAGTGTTGTCAGTCCCAACTTCTACAACTTTAACTATACAAGCAGCAACTGCAGGTTCTGCATCTAGTGGTGGGTCCGTAACTATCACTCCTTATGAAGTGGTGGGTCCAGCAGCACAGTCTTATGGTTATGGTTATGGTATTGGAAACTATGGTGGAACAATTACCGGTGTTGCACAAACAGAGCTAGATGGATCGTTGAACGCAGACACTGCTGGTACAGGTGGATCGGGGACCGCGGTTACAGTAGACTCAACAACTGGTTTTCCTACTGCAGGAACAATTTTAGTAGATAGTGAATTAATTACATACACATCAACAAACTCCACACAATTTTTAGGTATTACTAGAGGTACAAATGGAACAGCAACTATTGGTACTTCAAACGGACAAGCTCACTCAACAAATGCAACGGTGCAAAATGCAACTGAGTTTACAGGATTCGGTAGTGCAGTACAGGCATCAACAGTAACTCTTGAGCCAGGTCTTTGGTCATTAAGTAATTTTGGTGAAGTGTTGGTTGCAACAATTGCAAATGGTAAAACATTTACTTGGAATGCAGGAGCTGCTAATCCAACAGGAGTTAGAGCAGCAACAAACACAGCTGGTTTTGCAACTACAAATAATCCAACTGCAACTAGAGTTACATTGATATCTCCAACAACACGTCACTTAATTCATTTTGGAACAGAATTAACTATAGGCACACCATCAACACAAGATGATATGCTTATAAGATTCTCTGTTGATGAAGATATAAATGATTACACACCTGAAGCTACTAACACTGCAGGTACACAAAGACTACAAGATGGTACTAAAATTATGGGTGCATTGGTTGCAAAAGAAAATATTCTAGTATGGACTGATAATGCATTATATGCAATGAAATTTGTTGGTGCACCATTTACATTTGGTTTTGAACAAGTGGGTACAAACTGTGGACTCATTGGTAAGAATGCAGCAATTGAAATTGATGGTGTTGCATACTGGATGGGTAACAATGGTTTCTTTTCTTTTGATGGTACAGTCAATACACTACCTTGTTCTGTTGAAGATTATGTTTATGATGATATCGATACAACAAAAGGACAACAAGTTTGTGCAGGAATCAATAATTTATTTACAGAAGTAATTTGGTGGTATCCAACATCAGGTTCTACATTTAACGATAGATACGTAGTTTATAATTACGGACAAGACAATGCTAACTTACCCATGGGTAACTGGTATACAGGGACAAATACAAATTCAATTAGAACAACTTGGATTGATTCTTTAGTATATCCAAAACCATACGCTACAGCATTTAATAGTTCTAGCACAGGAACGTTTCCTGTAATTCAAGGTGAAACAGGTTTGGGTCAAACTGTATTATTTGAACATGAGATAGGAACTGATCAAATTAATCCAGATGGTAGCACGACGGCTTTAACTTCTTTTGTTGAGTCATTTAGTTTTTCTTTACAAAAAGATCAGAGTGAAGTGTTTTTAGCTATGCGTAGGTTTTTGCCAAACTTTAAAGTGTTAACAGGTAATAACCAAGTAACTATATCTGTAAAAGATTTTCCTGCAGACCCAAGCACTGCAACCACATTAAGTCCTTTTACAATTACATCTAGCACAACTAAAGTTGACACACGTGCAAGAGGACGATATGCAAATATTAAAATAGAAAACACAGGGGCCGGCGAATCGTGGAGATTTGGTACGTTTCAAGTAGACCTGCAACCAGATGGAAGGAGAGGTTAATGGCAAAAATTGTAGTAAGATTACCAGAACCTAAAAAAGAATATAGTGAAGATAACCAAAGACAAATAAACAGAGCGTTATCTATATTAATAGAACAATTAAACTCTACATATTTAACACAACAAAAAGAAGATCAAGAACGATTTACTTGGTTAGGATTAGGATAATGGCAAATATATATAAAAACGAAAAAACAAGTTTAACAAATACAGATTTAACAACACTATATACAGTGCCATCAAATTCTAGAGCTATTGTAAAATCTTTAAATGTAGCAGAAGATGCCGGAAGTACAGCAGTTGTTAAAGTAACTTTAGTAGATGCAGCTGCAGCTAGTTTTGTGGTAGATAATGATGTTAATTTAGCTGCTAATCAAAAAGAACAAGTATTGAGTGAACCTTTAATTATGAAAGAAAGTGAAATATTAAAAGTACAAGCAAGTAGTGGTGCAGTAGATGTTATTGCATCAGTATTAGAAATAAACAGAGAGGACAGATAATGCCATTTGTAGAGCAAGAAGAACATTTTGAAGACCACGTAATAGACGGCAAACCAGTCAAGGTTTATAAACCACGTATAGAAGTGACTATAAAACACCTAAAAACAGGCCGAGAATATATGTCAGATGCCGAGGCTCAAGAGGACGTAGATAGTCCCGTAACTGATACGACTCAAGATGATATATCTAGAAGCGTGCATGTTAAGATACAAGGCCTTCCTTTAGGCAATAAAACTAATTTATAGGTCGTTGACGAATGTATAAAAACCTTGTAAATTGTTCTATACTCGCCTTTTTACAAGCTTTGCGACCTTGCTATCATTACACTACATAAAGAGAAAATATGGGATTATTAAAAAAAGTATTCAAACCAGTATCAAAAGTATTAGATAAAATAATACCTAATGAGGTAAAACCTTTTTTACCTTATGCTGCAGCATTCGCACCTATGATTGCACCTGGTATTATGGGAGCTTTTGGTAATAGTATGTTATCTAGAGCTGCTATTGGAGGTGGTTTAAATATTTTTGGACAGCTTTCACAAGAAGGTAATGAAGGTGATATTAATTTATTATCAGCAGGACTCGGAGCGTTGACCGGTGCTATGACTAAACCAACAGGTGTAGATTTTTCAATGAGTGGTCCAGGAGAAGGCCCAATGATAACAAAAGGTTCGGCTGATATATTTAGAAGTAAAGCAGCAGAAATAGGAACTGATACTTTAAGAGGAAAAGGTTTAGAAGCTTTAGCAAAAGGTTCAGATATATTTGCAGCAGGTATGAAAGATCCATTTAGTATGGCAGGTTTAAAAGCAGCAACTATACCAGCATCAACAGCAACTGGTGATTTATTATTTGCACAAGCTAAAAGAGATCAAGATGAATATGATCGATTGATGGAAGAAGAAGCAGCGGCAGCAGGTGAAGATAGTGCATCAAGAGCTTTTGCAATCAGACAAGCTATGGAAGCATATGGATTTAGTGAAGATGAAATTTTAGATGCAATCGCAGCAGCAGGATATAAAAAAGGCGGTAGAGTAGGATTTAATATAGGTGGTGGTACAGGTGGTTTATTAGATATGTTAAAAGAACGTATCATTGCAGAACCTTTTAAAGGTGAAGAAGGATACATAGAAGAGGGTATGGACATGGAAGAATTTAAAGAAAGCGAGCCTGAAGAAATTGAAACAGAAGAAACTGAAGAGGGTTTGTTTAAAATTAAAGATAAACCTATTTTTCTTTTACCTATGGATATGAAAAAAGGTGGTAGAGTAGGATTTAGTGAAGGTGGTGCAGACTTTGGTGGAATCACAGAAGCTGTAGAAACTATTGAAAAAGAACCAAAAGAATTTTTAGTAGATAAATTAAAAGTAACTCAAATGCCTGGTCAATCAGAGATGAGAGCTATTATAGAAGCAATGTACAATGACACAGATGGTGTAATGCCGGATGACAGAAAAAAAGAATTCTATGAATTGTACTCGAATCAGATGTATAGAAATGGTGATATGGACAGAGCAGAATTTGAATTTATACAAACAGAAATATTAGGTAAAGATATAAATCAACCTATCGCTAAAAAAGATGGTGGACTGATGAACCTTGGTGGTAAAGAAATGGATTTAAGAAGTGGAGGATTTGTACCAATTGGTAAAAAAGAAAGAGCAGATGATGTACCTGCAAGACTTTCTAAAAACGAATTTGTAATGACTGCTGATGCTGTAAGAGCAGCAGGGGGTGGCAGTGTTAATAAAGGTGCTAAAAGAATGTATAAATTAATGAATGATTTGGAGGCTAGAGTATAATGTCAGAAACAGTAACAATAACAAAACCAGCACCGATATTAGAAGGTTCGCTTACAGCCTTTTTAAAATCTATAGATAAATTAGGTGGTGGTGCAATACCAGATAGTAGATTTACAACTGATCCTGTAACTGGAAAAAAAGTATTTAAAGGAATTGATACATCTAAATATGCACCTACAGTAGAAGGTCAAACACAATTACAGAAAGATGCAGCAGCTGCAGCAGGTGATTTAGGAACTTTAGTTGGACCGGATGCATACAAACAATTTATGTCTCCGTATCAACAGGATGTTATTGATGCATCCCTAGCAGAATTTGACAGACAACAAGCAATTGCACAAACAGGTTTAAGAGATCAAGCAATTAGAGCAGGTGCTTTCGGTGGTGCAAGAGAAGGTGTGATGGCAGCCGAAGCAGCTAGAGGTGCAGAAGCTAACAGAACACAACTTCAAGCACAATTATTAGCACAAGGATTTCAACAAGCACAACAGGCAGCGGCAGCTGATCTTGCAGCAAGACAAGGATTAGGTCAGTATCAATCTGCACTAGGTCAACAGCAACAAGCTGTGGCACAAGCCCAAAGAGATGCAGATCAAATTGCAGCAAGAGAAGCAGAGTTTGCACCGTTCACACAATTAGGTTTAATTGGTCAACAACTTGCACAAATTCAACCAGGAGCATTTCCGACTCAGACAGTAGGATATGCACCGCCAGCAGCACCAGCTAGTCCTATGGCACAATTTTTAGGAGGCGCAGCAGGTATTGGTGGTATCGCAGGTAAATTAGGATTATTTGGATAATGAGCAGAGTATTAAGACGACCTATGTTTAGAGGTGGTAAAGTAGATAGTTACAATACCGGCATTGCCTCTGGATTAGGTGATAAAAAAAGAGTAGGTTTACAAGCTGGAGGTTTACCATATCCTTCAGGATTCTCAGCTGTGCCTGACGGTGGAATCACAGGAGCAGACATTAAAAAGATGGCTGAGAAAAAAGTATTCTTATCTGGATTTGGTAAAGATACAGCACGATTAAACAGCACATTAAAAGATTTATATATGAATTACATACAAGCACCTTTAGAGAAAGGTGGTAATAGAGCTATCGACTATATGTTTGGTACTGAATTTGAAGACAAAGATGCACCTTTCTTTAAAGATCAAGATGATTTTAGAAGAATCTATGAGAGAGATGTATTACCTTTAGCAAGTGAAATGTCAGCAAAAATGATTCCTCAAATATCTTCTGATGAAGAATATGATGAGGCTTATATGACACCTGAAGAAGTTAAATTAAGAAACAGACAAAGAATTGATTCGATGTTACCAACACCAAGAGAACAAGCTATCCTAGACCAAGAAGGTGCAGACCAAGTTAAAAAAATTATGGATAAGAAAAAAGGTGAAGAAATGCTTGCTGAAGCAAAAGGTGGTGGAAAAGATGCATCTCAAGATGATTTTGAAATACCTGCAGGTGTTACTGAAATGGAAGGCGTAGAAGAAACAGATACTGATGGAGGTGCAATCGGTTACAAAGAATTGGCTGATAGTTACTTCGAAGCCATGAACGCAGGTGCCGATGAAAGAATGCAACAAAGATTAAAAGACTTAGATGCTAAGTCTGCTGAAAGAATTAAAAAAGCGAGAATCGCGGATCTATCAGACTTAGGTTTAAGTATATTTGCTAAATCACAAAAAGAAGGTGCAACTGTTGGAAGTATGTTAGGTTCTGCAGCTGAAGATTTAATTGCTAAACCAAGTAGAACTGAAAAAGAAAAAGACAGAGCAGATCTAAGAAGAGAAAAACTAGAAGATAGTGCCGCTGCTAGAGTAGAAGGAAGATTTGATGCTGCCACTCAAATGGCATTTAAAGAATTAATGCAAGATAAAGCGTTTGACTTTAAAGATCTACAGTCAGAAAAAGCTATGGAGAATAAACTTGAAATATTAAGAAGACAATTAGAGAGTGCAGAATCAATTGCAGATAAGAAAATTATTGCAGCAAGAATTAGAGATTTAGAAAATCTTAAAAGCAAAGTATTTTCACCGGGTATTACACAAAAAAATACAGAATATTTAGCGAGCTTAACTCCTGGAACTAAAGAACACAGCATAGCCCTTAAACAATCTGGATATGCAAGTAACATATTTAGACAAGCAGACAATGCTGCTCAAAATTATGAAGGAGACTTTATGTACACTGTTGATGATGTATTAGCAGATGGTCCAATATATTACAATGATTGGGGTGGTTTGTGGAAAAATGATGGAAGTCAAGAAGACGGCACTTATTTATGGGAACAAACATCAGAAATTTTACAAATTAAAAATGGCGAAGTAGTATCTAGAAAACCAATTACGATAAAAAAAGATTCACCTAAAAAAGAATAAGGAGATTAAATGGGATTAATTCTTGATGCCGGCACTCCAAAAGAAGAAGAGCTTCAAACAGCAGAAAAAGATAACGAGATCAGTACGTTTAAATCTGTAATGGCTGGACTTGGATCTGGTCTTTTTAAAATACCTGAAGGTTTTATATCTACAGGTGCAATGTTTTATGATCTATTCAATGACACAGAAAAAGCTGCAGAGGTAGAAAAATATTTTGCTAAAATAAATCCTTTTGATGAAATGGCAGAAGCAACAGCTGCTGGTAGAATAGTAGAGCTTATTGTTAACATTGGTGTACCTGCTGGTTTTGCAGCTAAAGCTGCATCTAGTATAGCAAGAGCAGGTATTGTTGCATCACAAAGTGGTCGACTTCTTAATCTTGGAACACAAGCAGGTAAAGAAGCAGCAGAAGTTATTGGTAAAAAATTAGCTAAGAAAGCAGCCCCACAACTTACGAAGACAGGTAAAGCAGTTACATTTGGATCTGGAGCATTAGGAGCTGGAGTTGCAGAAGGAATTTTTGTGGCAGATGTAGAAGATGCAGGTACATTTGGAGATTTAGTTGGTGGATTTACAGAGTTAGATAGAGATCTAGAAGGAACAGATTACGATCCAGCAAGAGCTTTATTAAACAGATTAAAGTTTGGAACTGAAGGCACTGCATTCGCGGGTGTATTGGGTGGTGCTGGTATAGCAATAAAAAAATTAAGAAACAGCGATAATGCAGGTAGAGCCGTGGATGGTAAGCTTAATAGATGGTTAGATAAATGGATTTCACAACCATTTAGAGCTAGAGGAAAACAAACTAAAGAAGCGTTCATGGGAGAAAGAAAATTATTAGGAGCACAAGCTGCTGATATGAACGCTGCAGAAACAACAATTAGAGAACTAGATAAACAAATTAGTAAACTCTTTCCATTTTTTAAAAGAGCAATTGGTGATAGGGCCGTGGATGGTCAAAGAAGAGCTTTACTTAAAAAGATGAATCAAGTCTTATTATCTAGTGAAAAAAATGCTAATAAGTTAGATCCTATTATTGATACAACAAGAGATGCAGATGGATTACTTATAGAAAAAGTAAGATTTGGACCTATGAATTCTAAAGCTATGGATGAATTTGTAGAACAATTAGCTAGGCTAGGTGCCAAACAAACAGATATAGATAATATAAAATTAAATTTAGGTGTAATGAGAGAAGGCTGGAGTCAGTTGTTTACTTCAATGGGTAAAAGATTAGATGCTGATGGAGCTGCAGAGTTTCAACAATTGTTTGGCGATAAAGTTACAACCTGGTTAGATTCTACTTACGATGTATTTAAAAATAGAAAATCTAAAATAGGAGAACTATACACACCTACAGCACAAGTTATGGAGGCAGCTAAAGCTTCTTTTAAAAAACTGTATAGAGAAAATGTAGGAAAAGAATTATCAGATGCAGCAGCACAACAAGAAGTTTTAAAAGTATATAATTCTGCAAAACTAGAACAAGGTTTTAAATTAAATTCAAAATCAGATCCATACTTTCAAGTACCTGATTTTTTTTTAGGAAAATCGATTGCAGATGATGCATTAAAAGTAAATGATACGCGACTTGCAGAATTAACAGGAGTACAAAAACAAATTATTGAGGATTTATTTGGTAAAGGTAATGATGCGTTTCAAACCATTTTAAATGGTACAACTAAACTTTCTGGTATTGTTAGACGAAATGAATACTACGATAATCTTTTAAATACTTCTAATGAATTAAGAGCTGCAGGAAAAACTCCTACGTTTGCTAATAGTAGAGATGAAGCAGCTAGGTTATTCGGTGGCGTAGAAGGTGTTGATTGGAAAGCAATTACACCTGTAAGAGCTACCAAAGCAGGAATCAAAGGGATAGAACCACTTGATCCTCAATTAGATTATAAACAAACACTAAGAGCATTAAAGGGTGAACGTAAACCTATATTAAGAGGTGAGGTGGATATGGAATTACCCATACATAATCCATTACAAACTAAATATGCGTTAGTTGGAACTGTAGATAGCATTGTAAAACCTATAGATGAAATGGCAGCAGGCAGAAGTCTTGGTTCACAAATTTATCAAAATTTAATTCTGTACCCAAAAGCTACTTCACAGATGGCCAAAACAATTCTTTCACCATTTACACACGCAAGAAACTTTATAAGTGCAGGAGCTTTTGCAATGGCTAATGGTATTATTCCATTCTCTGATCCCAAAGCTGTCAAACAAGCTTTTAATGCTTTACAGGTTGCATCACCTGGAGCAAGAAAAGACAACGCATTTTATCAAAAACTTTTAAAACTTGGAGTAGTAAACTCACAGGTGCAACTTGGAGATTTACAAAATTTATTAAGAGATGTTAACTTTGGTGGTATCACGGGAAAGCTTGCGTCCGCTGACAACCTAGCAAGTTATGGTTTAAATAGATTACTTAAAGGACTATCAAGAGTTAAAAAGTTTTCAGAGGATGCGTATACGGCTGAAGATGATTTTTGGAAAATCTTTTCTTTTATTGGTGAAAGTAAAAGATTAAAGGATGCATACAGAGCCGCGGGTTTACAATTAGGTCAAGAGTTTACAGACATGAGTGGTAATGTTGTTAGACTCACTGATGATTTAATTGAAGAACAAGCAGCAGATATTATTAGAAACAATATTCCAAACTATGCTTACGTTTCAGAATTTGTAAAAGGTTTAAGAAAACTACCTTTAGGAAACTTCGTATCGTTTCCTGCAGAAATAATGAGAACAAGCACTAATATTGTATCAAGAGCACTAGATGAAATATTTTATACAACAACTGTTAATGGTAAAACTATTCGACCTTTTAGAAACATTGGATTAAAAAGATTAGGAGGCATGGCATTTACAACCGCTGCGGTACCAACAGGAGTCGTGGCAGGAGCATCAGCGCTTTACGATGTTACGGCCGAGGAGCGTGCAGCGATGAGAAGATTTGTAGCTGATTGGTCTAAAAATTCTACACTAATTCCTATAAGAGACAAAGAAACAGGTAAATTAAAATACATAGATTTCTCTCATAGTAATGCATACGACACAATTACAAGACCTATTCAGACTATATTAAATAGAGTACAGGCAGGGGAGCAAGATAAAAATGGAATGATGGATGATTTCATTATGGGTATGATTGAGTCTACAAAAGAATTAGGATCACCATTTATTAGTGAATCTATTTGGACTCAGGCATTGATGGACATCGCTCCTATCTTAGGTAGAAGCGGTAGAACCCCCGAAGGTTATAAAGTATACGGAGATCGAGATCCTTTAGGAACAAAAATTTCTAAATCAGTTATGCATTTAGTTCAATCACAAGCTCCTTTAAACTGGAAACAACTTCAAAGAATTGGTTTATCTATGAAACCCACAGATGATGTTGGAAGAATAGATGACAGAGGTAGACAGTATGAATTAGGTAATGAGGCAGCTGGTATTCTAGGATTTAGAGCGATTGAAATTGATCCAGAAAAATCTATGGTTTATAAAACCGCAGAATACTCAAGAGCAGCTCGGGAATCTAAAGCTTTATTTTCTAAAACAGCTTTGAGAGGTGGTGTCGTAGAACCAAAAGATTTAATTGATGCATACATTGCTGCTAATCGTGCATTGTTTAATAGTCAAAAACAAATTGTACAAGATCTAGATGCTGCTAAAATTTTAAAAGGAGATATGAAAGAAATTAGAAGATTTGTTTCAGGTAAAGTAGGTAAGAAAAATTACAGTGCCTTGAACCAAGGACTCTTCGTGCCTTACGTTCCATCTAAAAATGTATTTAGAAAGTCTAGAGAAATAACAAGAGAGATACAAGAAGTAGATCCTAACTACAGAGATCCATTAAGAGATATACTTCCAACAATTGCAAATATTAGAAGACAACTATTTAGAGCAGACTTACTTGGTGAGTTTCCTGAGATAGAAAACCCTCTAAACATAACCCTAGGAACTCAAATTTTAGACACAATTCAGGCTCCTTTAATAGAGCTGGGATTCCTGGGACAAGGTAACATACCGACAGTAGCTGCAGGCGATATACCTTACGATCAGCTAAAGACAACTAAGGATAAAATTGATAGAATAAACACAGTAGATAACTTAATATTAAAATAATGGCAATAGAACCTAAAAATACAAGAGAACACATTTTATCTTTGTACGGACACATATCAGGTGTTAAAAAAAATTTAAAACACGTGCATGAAGACGTAGAAAAGTTGGGCGGTAAGATAGATCAAATCTATTGGGTTCTTTTGACTGTAGCGGGAACTGCAGTTGTCTTTGTGTTGGAAAGGATGTTTGGATGAATTTATCACGTAACTTCAGCCTTCAAGAGCTGATTAAATCAGATACTGCAATCAGAAAGGGGATTGATAACAACCCAAATGCAGATCAAATAGAAAAACTAAAAGCACTATGCGAAAATATTTTACAACCCGTTCGTGATCATTTTGGCAGGGTCAAGGTGACGAGCGGTTTTCGGAGCGTGGATCTGTGTCTTGCCATCGGCAGCTCAAGCAATTCACAGCATGCAAAAGCTGAAGCAGCCGATTTCGAATGTGTTGGCGTAGACAATGCTGAACTAGCTGACTGGATTAAAGATAACCTACCCTATGATCAATTGATCGTCGAGTACTACACTCCTGGCGAACCCAACTCGGGCTGGATCCACTGCAGCTATGTACCTGATCAACCTAGAGCATCATACCTTTGGGCCTACAGGTCAGAGGGCAAAACAAAATACAAACCTATTATTGGCAAAGCTAAAGATTTAGTATAAAGAGCCAGGATGAAAAATAGTTTATTAGTCCATAAACATTTAATCATCCGAGCAGAAGCTTCTCGTCCACCAATGGATGAAGAACAACTTACAGAGTGGATGAAAGAGTTTGTTGATTCTATAGATATGAAAATATTTATGGGTCCATACGTTAAGTATTGTAGAATGCCAGGCAACAGAGGTATCACAGGTGTTGCAATTATAGAGACTTCACATATCACTATGCATATTTGGGATGAACCAAATCCTGCACTAATGCAGTTTGATGTTTATTCGTGTGGTGAGTTTGATGTAGAAAAAATATGTAATAAAATAAAAGAAGACTTTGCTACAACGAAAATAGAATACAAGTTTTTAAATCGTGAAACGGGACTCGTGGATATCTAACGACAGATACAGCCAAACAAATCACCACTACCATCTTTCATAACATGCGCATTAATAGGATAGTCATAGTAAGTTGTTAAATGTAATCTTAAAATATCACAAAGATCAAAACAATCTGCTTCGTGTAATAATTCTACGCCCTCTATCATTTCCTTTGTAATAGATACTAAACTATACAAACCATCATTTAATAATATTAAATCCATTCTCTTAACTCCTCTCCCATTATTTCTGTTGCAATATTAATCTTTTTACGCAATGCTTTTCTAATCTTTTCATCTACAGTTTTTGGTGCTATAAGATCCACATATGTTACAGCCTTCTTTTGTCCTATTCTGTGGGCTCTGTCTTCTGACTGTAGCCTTTTTTCTAAGTCATATCCATTAGAATAATAAATTACATTGTTAGCTGCAGTAAGCGTAATACCATAACCACCAGTCTGCGGATTACCTACAAAGAATCTTACAGGTGAGTCTGGGTCTTGAAATTTTTCTATATTCTTTTGTCTCTGTTCTGCAGGAATGGCACCATAGTATTGTACAATAGAGTCTTCACCATATTTTTTACTAATAGCTTTTACAATTTGGTTTATGTCATACACATAGTTAGCCCAAATAATTCCTTTACCTTCTGTCTCTTCTAATACTTCTAACAAAGAATCAATACGATTGTTTTTGATTTCAGTGATAGTGTCATCGTCATTTTTTAAATGACCACAAGTGATTTGGTGTAGACGCATCAGTTGTGTTAATACATGGGGTGCAGTTGCCATCTTGCCTTTTAGTGAAGCGAGGGCCGCGGACTTCATGGTATCGTATGTTTTCTTTTGTTCTTCTGTTAGTTCTACTTGTCTCTCTATGTATGTTTTTTCTGGTAGGTCCAAACAATTTTCTTTTAATACCCGATCAGAAAAAGGTTTTAATATTTGTGATAATTCATCGAGTCTTTGATAACCAGCAATAAGTTGAACTCTACGACCACCAAAGTTTGCTTGTCTCATTACTGCATATCTATTTCTAAATGTGTAATAAGAACCAAAACCAAGTAGGTTTTCATTTAAAAAACCACATTGTGTATACAAATCTAATGGTGACTTGGTTACAGGTGAACCAGTTAGGATTCTCCTATACTTTGCAAGACCACCCAGAGCCAAAATAGCTTTTGTTCTTTTGGCTGTAGGAGTTTTAATTGTAGTCGACTCATCAATAGCCATCATTGCATTGTGGCAATTAAGAAACTTTGTGGCAAACTCTAGGCCTTTTTTAGTCGAGAATGCTTCTACATTCATGACAAGGATGTGAAGGTCTAAATCTATTTTAAATAATTGTTGATACTCTTTATCCTTTGCTTTGGATGTAGTCGCAGTCCATAATACCGTTTTGTGATCTATGTGACTAGCTAAATGATTTGGTATTTCTTGAGAATACCAGTTTCTATATACACCCTTTG